AGTACGGCTACCAGATCCACGAGATGGCGGTGGGCTACATGTCCCGCTCGCGCACTCGTTACGGCGGCAGCCTCGAACAATGCACCAACGGTGCGGCCTACAACATCCCGGGTGAAGGTCCGATCTCGTCGGACGCGAACCTGTACGACTATCACGAGATCCAGACCACCACCCAGCAGATCGAGCCGGGCGGAACGGCATGGCACTACTGGGTCCGTACCGACTACTACTGGTACGACACCTGGCTTGAGCCGTACATGTACGAGAAGGTTACGAACCTCTCGATCACGGGTGCTCAGGTTGCGCAGACCTTCCTGGTCTCGAACGACATCATCGCTACCCAGCTCGGGTTCTATATCCAGGCCAAGGGCGCGAACGAAGACATCCACATCGCTCTCTGCGAGGTCTCGGCCGGCGTTCCCAATCTCGACAAGGTCTGTCTCAAGACGACCTATGCTCAGGCGGGCATCATCACGGGTTGGAACAAGTGTCCGATCCAGCCGACCTTCCTGCAGAAGGGCAAGCGTTATGCGCTCGTGTTCATCTCGAACGCGAACCATCAGATCGGCATGACTTCCGGTCAGTCCTACCTGGACGGCACGTTCTTCTACTCGACGGACGGCATCTACTACCAGGGCGACCTGACCAAGGACATGATGATCCAGGTCTACGGCGCCAAGTTCGACTCGCCACAGGTGGCGATCGAGTTTGCTCCGATCACGCTCGACGGCGGCTTCCGGACTGTCGACATCCTTGCTGAGCAGTGGGTGCCGGGTTCGTGCCAGCTGATCTTCGAGATGCGACCGAACGGTTCCGGCGAGTGGCAGGCACTGGTGCAGGACAACAGGGACGTGCTCGCCGTGGCTCCGCCGCTGGCGCAGTTCCGCGCCCGATTTGTCGGCACCACCGACATGATGCCGATCCTGCATCTGACGGGCTCCCGCGTGAAGGTGTATCGGCCGAAGACGGCGCTCAAGCACGTCTCGACCAAGTTCACCGTCCCCGCGATGAGTGCTGCGGCGAACAACCTGGTGCTGGACATTCTGTTGGAGGGCTTCGACCCGACTCCGCACACCCACGGATGCACGGTTCGCGTCGGCACCACCGAGTACAACCCGGCGACGACGAAGCAGGAACTCAAGGATGCGGTCGCTGGTCGATACGAGAAGACGCTGACCTTCAGCCTTCCGGCTGGAACGACGCAGTTCACGATCGAGCAAACCGGTACCTCAAATTCTCCGCAGGTGACGTACCACGTCTCCTCGCGGGTCTTCTACACGCTGTAAGGAATCCACCACATGGCAAATGAAACGACTGCACCCGCTTCGGCGGGTGCTCTCGCCGTTGATCCGGCGAAGCGCTATCGCGTCAAGCTCGGCCGACCTGTCCAGATCGCGCCGAAGATCTGGGCTCGCCCGAGCACGCACGAGGTCATCCTCCTCGGCTCCGAAATCGCACAACACGGCGACGCAATCACCAGCTACGAAGAGGTCTAAGCCATGGCTCGCCGGTACGATCAGTACTACCGGGTGAAGCCGAGGGATAACCTCGGCGATCCCGATTATTGGAACCGGCGCTTCGAGGACTTCGATCGTCGAATTTCGTCCAACGAGGACGGACTCGATGCGATCGGCGGCCTGACGGCTTACGTCGAGGGCCTGGCCCTCGATCGCCTCGATCTCGTGCTGTCTCCAGCGCTCGACAAAATCACACTCGTGTCCGAGCAGGGCTTCCTGCTCGCTCACTCCAGCTCGACCGTCACTCTCGACGTCAACACGACCCAGACTTTCGCCATCCCGGATCAGGCTGAGCGCGAGCTGTTCGCTCCGTCACCATTCCTGACGCTCTGTCGTACCGGAAGCATGACCGACTACGCATTCGCGAGGCTCGTTTCTTACGACAAGCCAAGCGGGCAGCTGACGGTGCAGCCGCTTCAGATCTACGGAAATGCCGGTCCGTTCGATGACTGGGTCATCTACGTCGGTACCGCGCTGTCCCAGGCCATCGTCGACTTTCTTGCGCAAACGATGGCCGCCCGCGACGCTACCATTGCTTACCGCGATGATGCTCAGGCGAGCGCCGCCGCGACTGCATCGGACAAGACTGCCGTTGCGACCTACCGCTCTGATGCGCTTGCTGCACGGAACGCGGCTCAATTGGCTGCGCTAAATGCCCAGCTCTGGGATCCCACCGGGTACGCGCAGACGAGCTATGTCGACACCAAGATCGCAGATTTGGTCAACAGCGCCCCGACGCAGCTTGACACGATCAAGGAGCTGGCGACCGCTCTTGGAAACGACGCCAACTTCTCAGGCACGATCAGCGCCTCTCTTGGCTTCCGCCTCCGGGTGGACGTCAACAATCAGGGGCTGACCGGCACGCAGCAGCAGAACGGCCGGACCAATCTTGGTCTTGGGACGATCTCGACCAAGAACGTGGTCACGCTTGCTGACCTGCGAACCAACACCGGAACAGACGCTCTCACCACGGACGTGATGTGGAGTGCTACCGCCTTCATCAACAAGGGCGCAACAGGTTCTGGCACGCTCACCGTCGATGCGACGGCCGGGGCTCGGCAGCTCTTTAGCCTTACTGGCGCCATCACGGTCGCAATTGCCAACGGCAAGAATGGTCAGGTCATGGATCTGATCTTCGTGCAGGACGCGACAGGCGGCAGGACGATCAGCTGGAACGCAGCCATCCGGTTTCCTGACAACATCGCTCCGACTGTCGCGACCGCCGCCAGCGGATATGCGGTCATCGTGTCGGCAGTCTTCGACGGCATCAACAACCAGTGGCTGGCTGTTGGATGGAAGGTGACGTAAATGCTGATCCTTCCGTTCAGACGGATCGTCCCTAGCGTAAATCCTGTAGTGATTCCCGGAAGCGTCTCTTACACGACTCCGGGAACATACTCGCTGACTGTTCCGAACTTCAAGACGATCACCATGGACGTGCGCGGCCCCGGAGGCGGCGGCGGTGGCGCTGGCTGTAACGACGTGAACACTGGCGGCTGGAATAACGGTGTTAGCGGCAGCGCTGGTAACCCTCATTCGACGGTCACCATCCCCGGATGGGCCGCCCTTTGGGGCTATGTCGGCGGCGGTGGTGGCGGCTCAATATGGCTGGGCCCCGGTGGCGGCTACCAATATCAGGACGGCGCGGCTGGCGCAGCCGGCGGAGCGGCCAACGGTGACAGCAACATCACTGGAGGCGGTGCAGCTGGCGGTACGGGCGGAAACGTCCATGGCGGCTACAACCCCGCTCCTCGGAGCGTCGGCGGCAACGGCGGCTACGGCGGCCGGTGCGTCAGGACGTTCACGCGGGCGCAAGCCATCGTTCAGGCAAGGCAAACGCTGACCATCGTTGTCGGCGGCGGAGGTGCGCAGGGCTCGAACGGTCCGAACCCTCAAGCCACCTACGCATATCCGCAGCCCGGTTCGTCTGGCGCTGTCTACATCTCATGGAGTTAACAAGTGCTGATCGTAAAAGAGAGCGCCCCCGGCGTATTCGAGGAGATCGCTCCGGGGAGTTCGTTCAACGGTCCCGGCGGCGTGCTGCATTCTTGGCAGGTCACAGACCTCTGGGATACCGTGCAGCTTGCGTCAATCGGTGTCTACCGAGTAGCGCCAGCGGTGCTTCCGGCAGACCCTCAGGCAACCATCACTGGATACCACTTCGAGCGCAATGGAATGGACGTCGTCCAAGTGCTCGACGTTGTGGCTGCTCCCGCTCTGACGAAATATGAGCTGAAGACGTACCTTGCTCAGGTGCGCCTCGACAAAGAGGTTGGAGGGATGTCCTCTGAAACCTTCGGGCAGCTACTGACCGACCGCGAGACGCGGTCGATCATTGCTCAGACAATTCAGTCGATCGACCTCGGCATTGTGCAGGCGCCGATCACCTGGAAGGCGCCGTCCGGCTTCGTTGTTCTTGATCGAGCAGCGTTCGTTGGAATCGCGACCGAGGTCGCAAACTTCGTGCAACAGACCTTCGACAAGGAGTCTCAGGTCTCTGCCCTGATCGACTCCGGAGACGTATCCACCAAGGCCGAGATCCTCACAGCTTTCGCCTCGTAACCCCCATCACCCTGCAACCCTTTCCGGCCGCTCCTCACGGGGCGGCTTTTTCGTTTGGGAGAACCATACGTGACTGTTCAATATCTCCACGGCATCGAGACGATCGAACTCGATAGCCCCTCCGGCCCGGTCGAGACCGTCAAGTCCAACGTCATCGGACTCGTCGGCACGGCGCCGGACGCTGACCCGGATCTCTTCCCGCTCAACACTCCGGTGCCGGTGTTCGCCGACGCACTGAAGGCGGGTCAGCTGAAATCCACGGGCACGCTGCTCGATGCCGTCGACGCGATCTACAGCCAGAAGTCGGCCGTGATCGTCGTGACCCGCGTCGCCGAGGGCGAGAGCCAGGAAGAGACCTGGTCCAACGCCGTTGGTTCGCCCAGCGGTAAGACCGGTATCTGGTCTCTGCTCAAGGCTCGCCCGATGCTCGGCCTGGTGCCGAAGCTCCTGGTTGCCCCCGGCATGACCTCGGGTCGCCCGACCAACGGTGTGTCGAACCTCAACGTCACCGACGACGGCGACGCCTACGTCCTCTCCACCACGTCCATCACCATCGCGCCTCCCGCGACCGGCGGTCGTCAGGCGAAGGCTGTTCCCCAGGTGGTCGGCGGCAAGCTGACCGGCGCCATCATCACCGATCCCGGCTACGGCTACGACGCCGTCCCGACCGTCACGGTCGCTGGCGCCGGCACGGGCGCTGCGATCACCGCGGTCCTCGGCCATGTCGCCAACCCGGTCGGCGTCTCGCTCGCTTCGATCGTCGATCGCCTCCGCGCAGTGGCCTTCCTCGATGGTCCCGGCACCTCTTACGAGGACGCCGTGCAGTACCGTCAGGACTACGGCAGCCAGCGCATCTCGATCGTCGACCCCGGCGTTCTGAGCTGGGACACCGAGAACTCCATCTACGTGACGAAGCCTGCCTCGGCCTACGCGGCCGGCATCCAGGCGCGGATCGATGAGGAGAAGGGCTTCTGGTACTCGTTCTCGAACGAGCTGATCCAGAACATCGGCGGCCCCGCCCGCCCGGTGGACTTCATGCCGAACGATCGGGACTGCGAAGCCAACCAGCTGAACAGCCAGCAGATCACCACGATCATCCACGACGATGGCTTCCGGTTCTGGGGTCTGCGTGGCACCGGTACCGACCCGCTCTGGGCCCAGCTCTCCGTGCGCCGCACGGCGGACATGGTCTACGAGAGCCTGGAGCGCGCCGAGCGGTCGCGCCTCGACAAGCCCTTCAGCCTCCAGCTGCTGGCCGGCATCCAGGGTGACGTCAACAAGTACCTCCGACTGCTCCGCTCCCGCGGCGCGCTGGTCGGCGGCCGGTCCTGGATCGACCCGAGCATCAACACCCCGGCGACCTTCGCTGCGGGCGAGCTGACTGTCGACTTCGATCTCGAACCCCCGGCCTGCTTGGAGCACCTGCAGTTCCGCGCTCGACGAAATCCGCAGTACTACACGGACTTCATCGAAGAGTTCAACCGCACGATCGCCAACAACGCCTAAGGCGTAGGCGCTCCTCAGCATCATCAACCACACAGCTAGTCACGAGCCGCTCGGTCCGCATGGGCCGGGCGCGCTCTGGCTTGGCCGGAGACATAAATGAGCAATCTTCGCGACTCCAACATTTTCCAGGACTTCACCGTCTGGATCGACGACGTTGGCAAAATCGGTGAAGCCCCGAACTTCCAGCCGCCCGAAATCAACATCCAGACGGAAGAGTTCCGCGGTGGTGGTATGGACGGCACGGTCGAGATCCCGATGGGCATCGAAAAGATCGAGTTCGACTTCGAGCTGCACACCTGGGACGAGCAGGTGTTCGTGAACCTCGGCTACGGCCCTGGCTCGATCGACGTTCCGATCACGTTCCGCGGCTACCTGCTGACGGCTGGCGGCGCCGAGAAGGGCGTGGTCATCGAGACCCACTCGCTGATCAAGGCGATCAAGCCCTCGAAGGTCGAGCCTGGCAAAAAGGCCAGCCTCGCGGTCCATTGCGCGGCGAACTACTTCCGCCACGAGATCAACGGCGTCACCGTCACCGAAATCGACGTGTTCAACAAGATCACGATGATCGGCGGACAAGACAAGAGCGCAAACGCTCGACGGATCCTCGGCTTCACCTACTAAGGCGAAGTCGGAGAGATCGACTACCCACTGGCCTCGCCCTAACCGGCGGGGCCTTTTTCTTTCTGTGCAAAACAAGGCGTGCAAACCACAATGGCTACCGAGAAGAAGAATTTCGCCCTCAAGTTTCCCTTCGAGTTCCGCGGCGCGACCTACAACGAGTTCAATGCTCGTCGCCCGAAGGTCCGCGACATCCGCACGTTCATCAAGAACGTCGAGAAGGATGGCATGCAGGCGATGGAGAAGACGCTGGCCGACCTCATGGAAGTCGACAACGTCATCATCGCCGAGATCGACTCCGAGGACTTCGGACCGATGAAGTCCTGGTTCGAAAGTTTTTTGGAGAAAATGACGAGCGGATCGGCCGAATCCTAATCGACAGCTTTCCGATCTTCGAGCGCTTCCACTGGACGCTCGAAGATGTGGAGAGGCTGGAATGGGACGACTTCGTTCTGATCTCTGAAGGCGTCAAGGCGCTGAACCAGCGTGACTTTGACGAAACAGCGCGGCTACGCGCGGCTCAGGGCAAATAGCCCTGGGCCTTTCTTTTTTTTGACTCCGGGGAGCGGCAATGTCCGACAACAATCTCGACATCAGGGCACGCCTTACGGCGGACGACAAGCTATCCCCGACCGTCGTGAAGCTCTTGGCGAAGATCAAGAGTCTCGAAGAGCAGATGAAGAAGCTCGGCAAGGCCGGCTCAAGCATCGACTCCATCCCGATGGAGAACTACGTCAAATCGGTCAACAAGGCTGGGCGGTCCCTCAACGGTCTGACGAAGAAGCATTACGACTGGGCCAAGGACGCGGGCGTCCACACGAACAAGGCCGCGCTCGGGTGGGGCAAGCTCACCAACAGAATCATCGATCTGAAGGAGCAGCACGAAAAGTACGTGAACTCGCACAAGCGCGGGCACGCGACGATGGCGAAGAACATCGAAAAGCAGCTCCGGAACGAGTACAAGAATGCCGTAGCTTTCCGGTATCTCTACAACAAGTCCAACGATGACCGTATCGGTATGCATCGTCGGATGACCGAGCAGCTCTCCAATCTCGAAGCGGCTCACCTCCGGAACGAGCAGCGACGCCATCGCGCTCATCTCGGTGACATCAGACGAATGCGCCAGGATGCACTGCGCGGCATGAGTTCGATGTCCCAGTTCGGCGGTAGGGCGCTTCCGTACGCGGCAGCTGCTGCTGGCGCAACCGGATTGGCCGGAGCCTCCGCGTTCAAGGCGCGCATGCGGTTTGATTCCGCAGAAACGAGGATGCAGATCTTCGGCGGCCTGAACAAGGATCAGGTCAAGCAGATGCGTAGCAGCTGGGGTGACAAAGACGCCATCAAGTACGGCGTCGCGCCCGACAAGATGATGGACGCTTACACCGAGGTCCTCAAGGCTGGTATCGACGACAAGATCGCCAAGGCGGTCACCGAGTCGATCATGAATGCCGCGACTGGCCTCGACATGGATACGGTCCAGGCGACCAAGCTCGCCGGCACTGCAGCCACCCTGTTTGGCGACATGAAAAATCTTGATCCGAAGAAGATCACTTCGATCATGAACGCCATCGCGATCGCAGCGCGAGACTCGAAGGCGGACGCCAACGAGATCGTGGCCGCGAACAAGCGTGGCGGTTCCGTCATGGCCATGGGAATGTCCATGGAGGATCTCTCCGCCTTCACGGCCGGAGGTATCTCGGGCGGCATCCAGCAGGGCAAGGCCGGCACGTTCATGGACCACATCGTGTCCGAACTTATGGGCGCGAAGTTCATGCCCGGTAAGCGCGGTAACGATATAGGCAAGGCTGCCAATTTGCTTGGTCTGGGCGGAAAGCAGGGTCTGTCGATCCGTATGGCTGCCGACCCCACCGGCACTTTGATGAAGATGCTGGACAAGGTCGGCGAAATGAAGCCGATGCAGCAACAGCAGGTCGCTCATCTCATCGGTCAAGATGAATGGAGCGGCGAGTTCCTTCAGATGGTGCAGGTCAGGGAGAAAATCCACGAACTGCTGAAGAACATCGCAGACCCCAAGAACGCGAACTACAACGAGGAAGCGGCCCAGAAGCAAATGAAGTCGCTGGGCGGGCGATGGAGGTCTCTGACTTCGGCCTTCGGTCTGGTGTGGGGCGGAGTTGGCTCTGGCCTGGAGAAATCCTTCGGTCAGATCTCGGACTTCTTCATCGACTATCTCGGACGGCTCGACGTCTCCAAGATCGCTGACACGGTTGAGGCCTTCACGGACGGCATCGTAGCCGGAATGGGTTACGGCAGCTGGTCCGACATGCTCAAGGCGGCTTTCGGAGATCCGGAGACCGTCAAGGGATACTCCAAGGAGGTCTTCGGCTTCGTCAAGGGCTTCGTTGCCGAGATGAAGAGGGCCGTCACGTTCGTTTCCGACATGGTGGTCGGCATGGCCAAATCTCTCGGGATCAATGATCCTGAGGCTGCCGGCAAGTTTACGGCGCAGTTGCTGGAGCTTGTGGTTGCCCTGAAGGCAATTGGCACGGTCGCCGGCTATCTGGAGACCTTCGTCAACTTCATGAGGAGCGTCGCGGGCATCATGACCACGGTCGGCCTTGCGATCGCCGACGTCGGTATCCCTAACGGAAGCGTGAAGCGCAAGGGTGAGACGACGACTGAATGGCGTGAACGTCAGCAGAAGCTGAAGGAGCTGCGCAAATACAAGACGCCGTCTGACGCTGATCCGATGTTCCAGCCGACGAGCTACACCGGTTCGACCGACTTCTCTGGTCGCCGACGCTCCAGTGACTTGTCTGACAACCTCAACAAGTTCACCGGCAAGGTCGAGCGCGCAGCGTTCATCAACAGCGGGCTTGGTGGCCTCCAGTACGCGGCGGCCGGTGGCTCCGGTCGGGGCCTGTCCGGCTCCGGTGGCGGCGGTGGCGGGTTCAGCGGCGGCCTCATTGGAGGCGTGCCGAGCCTGCTCAAGAGCACGCCGGGTGAAGCTCTCCCCAACTTCGGGGTGGGCCGTAGCGGCAGCATCATCAGCCGTGACAGGATCACGGGAGCCGATAAGGCGCCATCCATCGGAGCTTCGCCTGGTGGAATCGCCGACATGAGCGTTGGACAAGGCCTCGCTGGAAACCAGTTCCTGGCAGCACGGCGAGCCAAGTTCGGTGAAGAGCTGAAGAACGATCCGAACCTGAGACTGCATCTTGCGGCCATGCAAATGACCGAGGGGGCGAGTCGGGGCGGAACGATCGAGAGCCTCATGAACCGCTCGGACATGCAAGGCAAGTCGATGCGCCAGATGCTGGGTTACTCGGCAGATGGCCGGATCAACCCGAAGAGCTTCTACGGTCCAATCCGTCGAGGCGAACTCGGCCCCGCGATCGAGAAGCTGCGGCGCAACCCGAAGCTTTTTGCGAAGTACGACGCCTACACCAACGGCGCACTCTCGGGCAGCCACGCGATCGGCGGTTACACCGATCAGGGATTGCCGACCGATCCGAATGGGTCGGCGCGAACTGGCATCCCAGGGCTCAGGCTCCGCGACCCGAAGACGGGCAAGCGGGACGGCAACGAGTTCACCGACTGGGCTGGGGCAGGTCGCCAGAAGGCGATCAACTTCCGGCACTTCCTGGAGAAGGGCATCGCCGGCAGCTCGGACTCGCCGATTGGCGGTGTGCCGTCTGTGTCCGACACGATCAAGAACGTTCCGATGCCTGGCACCACGACGCCGGGCGCTGGCGCGGGCGACATCCGCTCTTCCGGTCCTGTGGCGATCCACATCAACGGCAGCTCTCACGATCCGGAAGCACTGGCAGCGCTGGTGCAGCGCCGGGTCGACGAGAGCATGAACTGGCGCACTCACGACACCAGCAGCGAATACACCTAACAAACTTCAACCCTGGCCCTACGGGGCCGGGGTCCTTCTCTCCAACCTCAGAGGAAATCAATGGCTGACGTTCTACTCGGGCTTGGCTCGCAAGACCCCAATGCGAGCGACGAGACCGGTCTGATCCTCTTCTATGTGCCTGCGAAGGGCATCGACACCCCAAACTTCGAATCAATTCAGCGCGACGCGCAGTACACCTGGACTTCGGCCGATCGCCTCTCTCGCGATCCTGCCATGCAGTTCACTGGTCCCGGCGAGGACAACGTGGTCATCGAGGGCCGCATGTATCCCTACCACTTCGGTGGTCTCTCCACGCTGGAGCGCCTGCGTATCGCCGGCCGCGCCGGCAAGCCCATGCTCCTTGTTCGCTTCTACCCGCTGACCAATCCGGACGGGTACGGCTCGGAGGTGATCGGCAATTACGCGCTCAAGCGAGTGCGGACTGTGGAGTCGAAGATCGGACGGATCGGCATCGCTCACAAGGTCGAGTTCACCGTCGAGCTTCAGCGCTATGGCGATGATCTGTCGTCGACCACGGACCTGCTCCAAGAGGTGGTGAACAGCTAATGTCGACGTACATCACCAAGCTATTCGATCGGCTCGATAAGATCTGCTTCGACCGATATGGCTCCAGCGACAACGACATCGTCGAGTGGATCATCGAGCAGAACTACGGGATCGAGCTGCGCGGAATCGTGCTGCCCATGGGTCTCACGATCAACCTGCCTGAGGCGCCGCGGAAGCTGACGCAGGCGCCGGTCATCCCACAGATCTTCCTCTGGAAATAAATTCCCCCTGACTCCACGAGAGTCAGACAGGGCCGTCCTTCGGGGCGGCCTTTTGCTTTTTAGGAGTCATGCGTGACCACCGGATACACCCCGATCTTCCAGGTCTACAAGGGCGGCGAGGACATCACGGGTCGGCTCAACGACCGGACGCTTCAGATCAAGGTCGATCTCCAGTCCGGAAACGGCAACGACGACCAATGCACCATCCTCCTGGACGACCGAGATTGGCGCATCGCGCGCCCGCTGACCGGAGAAAACCTTCAGATCTGGCTCGGCTACACCGAGGTCGGTCTCGCCTACATGGGCACCTTCGAGATCGATGACGTCACATTCCTCGGACCACCCAGGAACATCAAGCTGGTCGGCAAATCGACCGGGTCCAGCAACATCCAGAAGGCTCCCGCGATCAGGGAGTTCGCCAACGCGAGCGTCAGCCAGATCCTTGGTCATATGGCCGGGCAGACTGGTCTCGGTATGGCGATCTCCGGAAATCTCGGAGACATCAAGATCCCCTTCAAGAACCAGATCACGAGCAACCTGCACATGATCCACGAGCTGGAGCGTCTGACGGGCGCTGTGGCGAAGGTGGTGGATGGCAAGCTGATGTTCGTCAAGCGGGACGGCGCAGAGTCAGCGAGCGGAGTCGCTCTGCCCACGCTCGTACTGCACCCGGAGCACTTCGGCACCTGGCAGGTCCGCTACACCAGCAAGCCAGGGTACGGCGAGGTCAAAGCCTCCTGGTTCGACAAGGAAGAGATGGTCCGGAAATGGGTCGGCTCTCCGGTCACGAGCGGTGACGGCGGTGTCGGTCTCGCCAAAAAGTTCGGCGGCGCGTTCAACATCGGCCAGCTCTTCAACTCCGAAGCGGAAGCAAAGGCAGCCGCTGGGTCTCAGGCAGAAAACTTCAAGCGTGCTGAGGTTCAGGCCATCTTCGATCTCGCCAAGGGAGATCCATGGATCAGGGACCAGCAGACGTTGCTCGTCACCGGAATGAGGGACGGCATCGACGGCTCCTACGTCATCGACAAAGTCACCCACACCTACATCAAGAGCACCGGCATCAAGTCCCAGATGGAATGCAAGGCGCCGGGTGACGGGTCGAATTACGCGGAAGCATCCAAGGAGTTCATGCGGCCTGGTCCGGGCGAGTT